GTTGCGCCAATTTGTGCGCCCAGCAACGTGCCAGTAGGCAGTGTGATGGTAGTGGGGGATGCCGATGTCGAAGTGATGTAGCCAGTGGCAACTTGAGCAGCAGTGGCGGTTGCAGTGGCGTTGATCGCAGCAGTTGTCGGGTGGTTCTGGTCAGTGAAAACCAGGTTGGTGGCGGTCAGGTTGGTCACGCTGGTTGTAGCGCCAAACGAGGCGTCAACGGTGACAGCGCCTGTGGTGGGGCTAACGGTGACAGATTGGAAGCCGTTCTGCGAGCGAACTGGGCCGTTGAAGGTGGTATTTGCCATGATTTGTTCCTCATGCGGTTGAAGTGCACCTGCCTGCATGACGTCGGCCCGGAGCCGTCAGGTACACCGGAAAGTCCGGGAGTGAAGGCAATATACACCAAAAGAAAAGGGCCCACAAGGGGCCCTTTTCATGTTTTCCAAACGCTTATGCAGCGCCGGGAGATCCGTAAATTCCTCTCGGATCCGACCAGCCGAAGCTATAGCGCTCTCGCGCCTTATAGCGTACGTTACCGGTATCAAAGTCGCCTTCGAAGGCGGTTTTGATGGGCGAGCGGTTGAACATCTTCAGGCCGTTAGGCGCGTCGGTGATCAGGAACCATGCCTCAGGCTCGGTCAGGTAGTGGTTGATAGCGTAACCTTCGGGAATCAAGCCCATGGACTTGATCGCGTTGATGTCGTTATCAGCCGAGGAAGTGCGCAAAGTGCTCTTCATCAGGCGTTCTGCAGTGAACTGCAGTTCCTTAGGAACGATCATCTTGCGTGCGGTCAAGGCAACCTTCAGGCCACGTTCGTCCGTGAACGCCGCGATGTCGATGATGCCTTGTTCGAGGGATGTCTCGTTCAAGTCAGCAGCCACAGTGGGGCGGTTGGCGAAGTTGGGGCCCAGAGCGGTGGGGTGAGCGGTGGAGCACAGAGCCACACCGTCGCCACCAGCGTACTGGCCGCCAGTGAAGGCGTTGTTCAACACGGAGGCAGCTTTGACCTGCTTGGTGTTGGCCATAGAACGGGCCAGGGCCTTGGTGTAGCGAGCAGACAGACGGTCGTAGAGGTTGTCCTCGACGGCTTCTTCAGTCAGCGCGAACGCCATAGCGATGGTCTCGTGGGTGTAGCGAGCAGTGAACGATTCCAGAGCGGTATCGTATGCCACGCCAGCACCTTCGGTCTTGACCGGAGCAGAGCCGAAGCCGGTCAGCATGACCTCTTCTTCAAATGCACGATCCGAGGTCTCGATGGAGAAGATCTCCTCGTGCTCGTTTTCGTAGCGCTTGTACTCCAAGCCGAACAGAGCGTTGAGACCTGGCTCCAGTTCTTTAACAAGTTGGGAACGTGTAATAGCCATGATTAAGCTCCGTCTGCTGCAACACCGACGCTACCGTACTGGTGTTGATTGAGTTTCACAACGACCACTGCATAGTTGCCCAACTCATTGTCAGGAACAGCGTAGAGGCCAACGATCTTGAAAGTCAGGGCCTGGGTCTTGGCGATTGTGGACGAGTCCAAAGTGCCGTTAGAGATGCCGTTGACTGTGCTGCCAGTAGTGGAAGCGGTTGGGTCAGCGTTTTTGCCGATGTCGGCTTGAACGATGTCCTCATCAGCTTGCACCAGGAACAACTGGGAAGGGTCGTCCAAAACTTCGCAATAGATTGCGCCGATTTCGACGTTGATGCTACCGGGGTAGTAGTTTTTCCAAGTCGGCTTGTTGGCACGAGTTGGGTCGTTGTACTGGCAGCCGTTGAACACGCCTGTGGGGGCGGTGTGCGTGGATGCATCGTACTTGATGATATAGCCATCAAACAAGACAACGAGGTCGCCTTGGAAAATGGCCCCGGCCTGGTTGTCGGCAATCTCGTAACCGTATTGCTTTTGAGCACCGGTTGCGGACAGGTTGCCAGACGGACGCAGACCAAAAGGCTTGTTGACGTTTGCCATTTGAATCTCCTACAGGATTAAGAAATCAACCTTGCGGCTGACGGAAGGTAGTGCGCGAACTCCGCTCGGGAGTTTGGATTCGCATTGAAGAGTGTGCATTCTCACGCAGCATCTCGTTGTCCACTGCCGTCAACTGTTCCTGTGCCCTACGGCGGTAATAAGCGTTACGCTCTTCGACAGTCTCCTCAGGGATCTTGGCAAGCAAGAGTCCACCAACAGAGATCACGCCAGCATGTTTGCCGTCGTCCATCGTGGGCAGGGTTGCGCGATATTCTTCAGGAATATTCTCGGGACGAACAAGTTCGTAGCCCTCACGCAGTTTGCTGTACACGTTCTGGTTGTCAAGAGTTCCGTTGATTTCTGCACGAATCCAACGGTACTTAAACCCTTCGGGGGCAGGTGGTGCATCCAGACGTGAAGGTGGACGCCATGGCTTGCGACGTGCTTCTTTGTCCCGGCTTTCGGCGGTACGGCTGGCGCGGTCGATAGTGATTTTTTCGCTCATGACTTACTCCTTTACGTACTTGGCATACTCTTCAAGAGGTACACCCAGCTTCTTTGCAATAGCAACCTGACTCGGCGATAACCGGACAGTTCGGCGCGCACTATTAATCCCGGAACTCCGGGCGGCAGGGGCAACAGCAGGCGCGGAACGCTGTTGTCTGGAAGGTTGATTAGATGATTGCTCACCTGCGAACTTCTTCGGGAATTCATCACGAAGACGTCGATCTAGCTCAGTATAGTACTCGTCCGATTGAGGGTCAACACCCTCCTTCTCGATGAGTTCTTGATGGATGCCCCATGCAGCATAGGTCAGCATGCGATCCTGGCCAAACCAAGGATTCTGCTCTGCCCAAGTTTCTGCACGTGGATCAGGGGCAGCACGCTGTGGCGCGGGCTGCTGCGGCTGCTGCACAGGCGCGGGGTTGCGAACTGCTTCTTCTTGCTGCTGAAGCCAGCCAGAGACTTGGCGCTGCTCCATCGACAACTGGGACAGGCGCTCTTGTGCTTCCGTCTCGGTGTCAATGTCCCCTTCTTCGCGAGCCTTTTTGATGATCTGACGCAGCTGGATTTGCTGCGTATCCAAGCGGGACTTTGCTTCGTTCAGGCGGCTATAGTCGGTTTGAACCAACCGCTGCTGAAGAGTTTGGGCCTGGGTCTGCAGACCCTTGGCGTATTCCAGGGCTGCCTGCTCGCGGCGCTCGGCCTCGCGCATCTTGGCTGTCAGTTTGGCAATGCGCTTTTGCACCACCTCGTTGACCGCACCCAGTTCGTCTGCATGAGACGGCTGCTCAGGCTTTTCTTGTTGCTGGAAAATAGGAGCGGGAGCAGCTTCCTGCTCGCCTTTGTCCTGCTCTTCACCTACGTCGACCGTTGTCGCTTTTTCGTCTGCACCCAGATCGAATTCAAGCTGGTCATCATTCATTAGAGTTGCCATGGGTTACCTCACAGATGGACAATGTCTTCAGGGTTCTGGATTGTGGCCAGCACTTCGTCATCGTTGATGATTCGGATCTCGCCTTCGTCGATCGGCAAGCGTGCGCCTGCGTAGCGGCCAAAGACAATCCAATCACCTTTCTTGCACCACGGCCCGGTCGGGAATTTTCCCTCGTCGGCGTAGGCAAGTGGGCCAACAGACAGCACGTAGCCGCAAACAGTCGACGCTTGCTCGCGCGCGCGGGTCTGTTCGGACAGTACGATGCCACCTTTGGTTTTCTCCGCCCCTCGGTAGGGCAGGATGACGATCCGCCAACCAGTAGGTTGGGGAATTCGGTCCAGTACCGCCTCTTCGATCTTCTCGACAACGAGGCTGCCCTCTTTGTCGTAAGCATCGTCCAGGGAAGGTACATGGGCGGCAGCTTCTTCCGCCCATTTCTTTTCTAGCGCAGTCATTTCACTCATAGGGCTCCTTATTGGTCTTGGTCTTTGCTAAGAAGGTTTTGTACTTCCATCTCAACAAACTTGTAACCCTCAAGGCGTCCCATCAGGAACCGATACTGCTCCATGTCCTTGACGCTGCCGCTCACCAAGATGTCTTCCGTATGGCGACGAAGTACCTTGATAGCAATCAGCGTTTTCTCGGCAAACTCAAGCATGGATCACTCCAATGAAGCAGACAGGTAGACGCCCCTGTCCGAGGGCTGTGTGTGCATTATGCACAAAAAGTTACGTAATCAACACCTTGTTGAACGCATCTTTGCGATAAACATACGTTTTCTTAGGTTTGTCGGCTGGGGTTGCCACCTTTTTGGGCCCGGGTAATCGCTTGGAGGCGGGCGTTTTGGGCGTTTTGGTTGGCTTGGCTTGCATCTTTGACTCCTTGCTGCTGCAGTTTTTGGGCATCCAGGGATAGCTTGGCCTGGTCCAGTGCAAGGTCGCCCTGCACACGCATGCCGTCCAGTTGGATGCGTGCTTTTTCGTTTTGGTCCTTGGCCTGATCGGCAGCGGCCTTGGCCTGGATTTCCTGCTCCTTGACCTTGACCAATGGATCTTCCGGTGGAGGACCTTCCAGCTGCGTCTGCATTTGCTTGGCCTCTTGGTAGAACTCGGTGCTCTTGATAGCGATCATCGCCTCGCGCTGCAGGGCAGACACGATCTTGTCCGGGTCTGTGCCGTACTGCTGGAACAACTCTGCCTCGGTAGCCTCTTCCGCCTTGAGGCGAATGTGCTCGAAGATGTGCTTTTGCAGGTTGACAGCGACCTGAGGCATGCTTGCCAGCATGGGTGACATGCCAAACATCAGGTGCGACATGATGTGGGCGTCGTGCTGCTGGCCAGCAAAGGCCTTGAGCGGCGAACCGTCCAATGCCTGCGAGTTTTCGCTGGCAGGGTCCTTTGGCTTGTCCACGTTCTGCGTGTTCAGGATGCCGTCAATATCCCGCACCCCGATGGCTTCGTACATGCGGCGGTAGGCCTCATACATGTTGTGCATCTGGGGGTTGCTCTGCGCCAGTTGCAGCTGGGTCTGCGCCATGGTGATGCGCTGAGCAACAGAGAAAATGTTGGGGTCAGAAACAGGCAGTACGTCGATGCGGTCATCGAAGTCCTTGCGCTTGACGGTGCGGCTCTCGCCGGGTACGTCGTAGGGGTACTCGTCAGGCAGGTTCTCGGAGAAGCCCTTGGCCAACAGAGAGAACTCGATCTTCTGCGCATAGTGCAAGCGCTTGTGGATCGCGGACATGACCTGCCCGCCCTTTTCCAGCAACGCGATCGTTGTGCCCACAGCAGCGTTTTGGTTGCTGTCGCCCACCTGCATGTCGGTAACACTGGCCAAGCGGCGACCCGCATCGGCACAAAAACCAAGCAGCGCGAACAGAGTCTGGCTTGGCTCCTTGTAGGGCAGCGGCATCAGCGTCTGAGTCAACTCCACACCACCTGCGTCAATGTCGCGGAACTCGCCTGGCTGCAGCGGCACATCGTCGTTCATGATGCGCGCGCCCTTGGCCTTGAAACCCGCTGGCAGGTTGACCAGAGTGCCTGCGTCGATCAGTTGGCGCAGTGCGGAAGTGGCGGATTGGCTGAGGCCGCCCACCAAATGCAAGAAGCCCAAGCCATACGCGCCCAGGCCTTGCACGAGGGTGTAGTGCACGTAGTACTGCTTGCGGCGGTACAGTTCGTCGCCTTCCTTCCAGTTGCGGCGCACGCCCACTGTGGAGCCAGAGGTTCTGTCCACAGTGATGATGTAGGGCAGTCGAATGCCTGTGGGCTCGCCATCATCATTGGTGTGCTCGAAGCCCTGCAAATCCCAATCGACTTGGAACTCCAGCAGTTCCATTTCCTCGTCATCAGCGTTGGGGCTGATCTTGGTGACGCGGTCGGTTTCTTTCTGGATGATGTTGTTGCCAACGTCAGCAGTGCTGCGCTCTTGCGCGGTGTCCAGGTACTGGCCACGCAGCACGGCTTTGTTGTAGTCATTCACCGTCATCGGCACGACGTGCGTGATGCGAGGGCACTCGCTCATGACGCTCGAACCGTTGTAGGGGATGTACAGATTGTCAGGCAGGATCAGCTTGCTGACCATGCGGCCCTTGTCCTCGTCGTAATACACTTTCTTGAACGCAGAGCCGCCGTAGCCCACGTAGAACAAGAGCTGATCAAAGTCAGGCGTGTACTCTTCCATCACCGTGGTGATTTGGTAGTTCATGAAGTCGCGCACGCGATCGGCTTGCATCAACTTCTCGCGTGTTTCCTTGCCCAGCACTTGTGTGCGCACAGGACCGCCTGCAGGCAGCAATTCCTTGAGCGCCTGCGCCTGGAACTGCACGATCGCCTCAGTCAGCAATGGATGGGTGGCCGCGGCTGCGCCTTTGAACGGCTTGGTGCGCTCATCAAACGTAAAGCCCAAGAGTTTGAGGCCCTTGCCGTACTGCTCTTCCCAATCCTTGCGCGAAGACTGGTCTGCTTCAAACAGGGGCATGAGCTCTGAGCTGATCTGCTGCAAGACGCCCGGATCGAGGACCTCGGCAAGGTTGGCATCGAACGGAACCTCGTCATCCTCTTCGCCCAGCGCTACCTCAACGCCACCTTCGGGGTCAAAGGTGATTTCGATGTCGGGCAGATCCTCTGTTACGACATCCTCAACTTCAACATCCATATTGCCCGCAGGCAGGTCGTTGTTTTTCTCGATTGGCATCTTTGTTCCTTACAGGTATTTGCGGTGATCAGCCGTCTGGCGCTCGACAGCGCCGCCATCAGCAAAGCCCATCAGCTTTTTAAGTTTATCTGTTACGCCGGGCTCAGGTTGACGAGTATATGGGGGCAGGTCGCGCGGGTCCAGTCGAGTCTGCCGTAGACCAGTGATTGCGTTGTACGCTTCGCGGACCGCGGGGGACTTGAACAGGGTTTTGCGCAGCTCCGGGTCCTTAGTCAAGTCTACTTTGTGGATCTGCTCCAACGCGGACAGTTCAGCCAGCTGCTCATACAGCAGGTTCCTGGCCCGCGAGCCTTGGAAATTCGCCATCTCCTTGGAGAAGTAGCCGGAATCCATTCCGTACTTCTTCTGCAAATAAGGGGCTATCTTGATGGCCTCCGATACGAAGACCCCGCGAAGGCCTTTGTCCCCTGTCAGCTCATCAAACTTGGTATTGATCTTGGACGGATGCCCAAGGTTCTGGCGTGCCAGCAAGTGCTCTGCTTCGTGGGCAATCGTCGGCTGATCATCTTTCTTGCCTACGAAAACCGCCTGGGCCATGCCCCGGTTTTTAATTTCGTTTTCCCCACGGTGCGGACCACCCATGATGTACCCGTGCGTGTTTGTGTTTGCAAGGGACGGGTCCTGAAACACCCGCAATGAGGGCAGGCCTGCCGCAGAGGACGGCATTTCCTGCGGCTGAAGGGGAACCATCCTTCTAGGATTTGTGCCTTCCCTCATCAGCCCCATAAGGGAGTCGGGGTCCAGGAATTTTTCTGCGGGCGACGTTGCCATGGGGCGTCCTTACAGGTATTTGCGATCGTCCGAGCGGCGCTCTACCATACCACCTGTGGCGCGCTTTTCAGGTCCCAGGATGTTATCAGCAGCTTGCTGGAAAAGCGGATCAATTTTGTTTTTCTCGTTTTCAATATAACGGCTGCCGCCGTTAAGGCGAGCGGCTTCGTCAAGAATTGACTTCATGTCCTCTTTCGTGACTCGGGGTCGGTTTGCAATAGACGGATGGCCGTACAACCGGCTAGTCAGATCCGTCATGTTGATTCCATCCAAGTTCTCCACACTTTGCAAACCATTCATAGAATCAAGATCCTTGACTCGTTGCTGAACTTGCTTGAGGTACGGAGCGTCTGTCAAATCCGTCTGGTTGTTGACGCCTTTGATTTCGGTAATTGAAAGACCGTCCGGGTTCATCGACTGCCACTGGCGGAACTCTGGCGTGCGAGCAATCGCATCCGTCTGATACGCGGCAATATCAGGATATTTTGCCCGGAACGCAACGACCTCATCATCTGCCATGGACGCTATAAACTCGTCTGGGGTGTACTGCTTGGTGGTGATCGTTATCTGTGCCTGGGGGCGCGCCTTGCTGTCCATCAAAATGGATAAACGGTTTTCTCCGCTACCATAAGACAGAGCATAGGTTTCACCTTTGGTGCACCAGCCGCCATCGCAGCCCACATCGGTAACCAGTTTAAGCATGGCTGGGTTTTCCTGCAAATCTGCTGGATTCACCCAAACACTTTTATCTCCTGCGGGCGTCCGGCTGATAGAAGGGTCCTCGAAGAGGGCCCTAGATGCCATATTAAGCCGGGTCTGTTCTTCCCAGTTCTTAAACTTTGCCACCCGGTTTGATGCCTGTGCAAGAGTGAGCCCCGTCAATGCTTCGTCTGTGAGCATGTATTCCTCAGGAACTTTTACAGGGGGCTGGGAATAGACAGAATAGGTTTTAGGCATTCTGCGCATCTTGTCCATATCGATTGCCAACTGATCAAGCTGCAACGTCTCGTCAATGTTTGTCCCAAGCTCCGTCAACCGTGCTGATGGATTGGTTTCTACCATGTTGCGCATGCTGGGAGGAATCAACCCTGGTGAGGTTATGTCTTGAAGCTCCACGGGCCACGCTGAGGCATCCGTCAAGTCTTCCACCCGCTTGCCATATGCGGTTGTAGCCTCACCCTGTGGGTTAAAACCTTGAGTTTTACGCACATACGGCAAGCTGCCCACGTCAACCGACATGTTTTCAATTCTTTCGTAATATGGGTCCAAGTCAACGCGCTTTGTTGGCTTATTTACGAAATGTAGCAGCTGATTGGCGTCCGCAGCCTTGACAAACTGGTCGTCCGGAGTGGCAAAATCCCGGCGCAGGTAGGACGTCACCCTATTTGAGAGCCAATCGTTTAATTTTGGGTCGCCAGTTATGGCAATTTCGTTTTTGACGTACTGTTCGGCCTGGTTCATGGAAGGCAATGCCCCATCCGGGCCCCGCGTGTTCCCATAACCCATCATAAGAGGCGTGCCCCGCGTGCGAACAGCGCCTAATTGTTGCGCCGCAGTGGTTCTACCCCCGGAACTCGGTCCGATGTTGGCCAATTTCATCGCTCCGCCCACGATTGGAGCGACTTGGAGCGCGGTTCCAATGCCAAAACCAGCTTGCCCCGCCCTTTTTATGCCCTCACGGTCCGGATGCAGGGCAGAAAAACCCATTTCGTCCGGTGCTTGGCCCAAAAATCCGGAAACAGCGGCATAGGTACGTGGATCGGGCAGTGTATTTACGTCCCGCATCGCTGCCAGTCTCCTGGCAGCCTCGCCTTGGCGCTGAATATTGGGGTTGACAGTGGCCGGACGGCTTGCCGCAGCGATTTCCTCAGGGGTTGGCTCTGCCGAACCGCCGTCCGCGCGGCGAACAGGGCGTCCTGTCCAAGGTTTTCCCTCTGTGCGCTGACCCCGAGCTTGCTCCGCCATCTGTTGGACCAAATCTTCCAAGTCCTTTTGACTCTTGGAGCGCCTGGCCAGCTCAATCCCGATGCGGTTGTTGTGCAAATCCTGCTCATAATCCACTGGCATCTCGGAAATACCCAGCTTGGAGCCCAGGAATTTGAGCGGCGACGTGCCGATCTCATGCATTTTGCCCATCATCTCCGCCGCAGTGGGGCCATATTTGCGAGCCAACGTGCCAGAAGCCAGCATATGCCGGGCCGCGTCGCGTTGATCAAACTGCCCTTCCTGCCCAGGGTACATTTCGTAGCTCACCGTCCTGGAATATGTCGGCACCGATAGCAAGCCAGGCTCCTTGACCTCCCCGCCATCAGCCAGCATCTGAGGCTGCTGGGGTTCGGCAAACGGGGATTTGATACTCAGGTCAGTGAACTGCGCCATGACCGAGGGCCGCGTTGCGGTTTGCGCCAGCCACTGCTCCGCGATCCCCGGTTCCTTTTCCACGTCCCGCTCAGGCTTGTCATCCGAGTCCGACAGGAAGGACAGAGCCAGCGCTGCTTGGTAGCCCGGGCCAAGACTTGCAACCTGCTCCTTCATCGGAGCGGCAGCCATTGGAGGCAAAGAAGGGGGCAGAGGTTTTCTTGCGGGAGGCTCGGATGTTTCACGTGAAACAGTGGGGGCAGCAGGGCGTCCACCCATCTTGGTTTCCAGTTGAGCCATCACCTGATCAGAGGTCTTGCCCTTTAAGTTCGGATTGGCCCTGATCACCTTTTCCGAAAAAATCTTCTCCATCGGCGTGCCAGGCTCCGCAGACAAAAAGTTCTTCGCCCCAGTGGGGCCGAAGTAGTGGGCTGCGTAGATTTCCGCGGGCCGCGGATCGCGGTTCAGGAAACTCTTAAGTGTCTGCGCGTTCTTTGCAATGACATCCGTGCCCACACGAATGTTCTCATCCGCATCAAACTTCTTGCCAGGCTTTCCACCAAACTCCTTCCACGTGTCATCCACCACCTGAAACAATCCACCCGCAGTGGACGTCTTGGCCTTGGCCGTGGGCTTGAGCGCACTCTCCGCCCTTGCAATAGCCAAAGCCACATCTGGATCAATGTTCTTGGCCTGCGCAGCAGCACGGATCTTGTCAGACAGTTCTTGGGACATGGTTCGTGGTCCGTGAGAGAAGATGGGCCATTTTAGTCCCGCTGTCAATAATACTCAACCGCCTCGGTTGATGGCTCCGGCTCGTCGTTGTCGTCCGAGTCCAAAGCAACAAAGTTGCCCTGACGGAATCTGGCCAAAGCCATTGTCGTAACGTCCACCTGGTCATCATTGGCACCGTTG